GTGTATTCGTTGAAGAACTCACCCTCTAAGGCCGGGCCTGTAAAGGTGGCGATGGTTTGAGCGGGGACGTCTACGAGGGTGTCCCATTGTTGGCCGTTCATCACCACCGAGAGCTCTACGTTCTCGGCTTCGATATTCGTGTAGTTGCTGAGTCGCACCTTGGGCGTGAAGTCCTCGTCGCATCGGTTGTAGTTGGACACACTCAAGACACTCACGTCCAAGAGGTCGGGGTCGACGCAGAGACCCGACTGCCACACCGTACTTCTTCCTCCGTTTACGAGCATCATGTGCATACGTTGAATCTGTCCCGGCGTGAAGTGATCGCGGCAGGAGTTCTGCGTATAGTCCATGTGGTTCGTGTAGTCGGCCTCAGAACAGAAGGGGGCCTCGCAGTTAAGGTTGGCCGAGGTCGGTGGGGTGTCGCATACCCAGTCGCCTTGGCTTTCGCAGTCCACCTCCACCGTGCTGCACGTAGAATTTTGGAAGGTGTGGTAGAGGCCGCAGTAGTGACCCATCTCGTGGGTGATGACAGCGGAGGCCAAGTGTTCAGCCTTCATGTAGATGCCGTCCCACGTGTAGTTTACGGGGTTGCTGTTGACCCACGAGAAGCCCGCTACCCCCGAGCCCACACTTGAAAAGACGTAGATGTTACATACGTCGGTGGCGGGTGTCCCTGAAATCTCGTTCGCCTGCATCGCTTGGTAGTAGAGCGGGACGTCGTAGATAGGGTGTTCCGTTTCGAGGCTGTCGTACTCGTTGTAGAAGTTGGTCTGGTGGCGGCAAGGGATGACGTTTGTACCCACCATCTGCTCTTGGAGGATAGCAAAAGCCGCCTCTACCGTCTCAGGATTTGAAGCACCATCGAAGACGTGAAAGGCCACCGGGAGGTACTTGGTAAAATAGTCCGACTCCCTGTTGCCTCCCGTGCGTAGAGCCAGCCAATTTTCGAAGCCGTGGTCTACGTGGGTGCATTGCTCACCACATACGTCCTGACCCCATACGGGCAGAGTCAAGAACACAAGAAACAAAGAGAAGAGGTGCTTCATTTTTTGGGCTTTGGTTTATTCTTATCGAGCCACGCCTGCAAGAGGACGATGTTTTCTTGGCGGGTCATTGTAAGAGCTTGCGTGCGAGGTCAGAATCAAGCTGCCCATCACCACGAGAGATGGTCATTCCGTTTTGGTAGTAGGCCGTCTTCTCCGGGAACATATCCGCGCCCGTGTTGGACGTGTACTCCGGGAAGAAAGAGAGGTTGTAGCAGAGATACTCTACGAGGCGCGTCGTGTAGAACTGGGCGTTTTGCCGGGCGTTCTCAATTTCGCGGTGTAGGTCGGCCTCGGAGATGGCAGCGGTGTTCTCTGCCGTCCTAATAACGAGTCCTCCGTTGTCGAGCTTCACGTACAAGTTGGGCAGCAGCTCCACCATACTCCACCACACGACGACCTTCCGCACGTACCCGTCCAAGAGGGCTTCGTAGTTGCCCGTGATAGTACCGCCTGAGACGTCGGCTTTCAACTTCTCCAGCAGCTCGGTACCGAGGTATTGCTGGAGGTGTTTGTCTTGTGCCAAGATGATGGCCGGAACCATCACCGCGTCTTCCACCCCGCCGTTGAGCTGGGTGATACGCTTCATGTAGTCAGGGTTGACAAAGAGAACTTCTGCGGTGAGTGCCATTTTAGCGAGGGTTTAGGTAGCCGTTGTTTGGCATTGTTGCGGGAATCTGCGAGATGCGTGGGTCTTGCGTCTCGATTTGGTTGGCCCGGCGTTGCGGTTCGGGCAGTTGTGAGATGATTTGACGCGCTCGGTTTACGCTCACCCGCTGGTTGTTGCGCTTGAGGTAGGTGCGACGAATCCAACGGTGCTTGCAATTAGGCCCGCCCTTGTACAAAAGCAGGTCGTAGGTGTCCGTCCCGTTTGGCCCGAAGCCGGGATTAACCGCACGGGCCGATGCACCGCCCAAAGAGGCAGGCCAGTTAGCGCCTACAATATCCTCCCGGCGGTATACCCTCTGCGAACTCATCATCTTTTGACAAAATTCACGCTCTGGGTTTTGGCTTCCGTCGTAGATGTAGCGAATCTTCACCACGTCGTTGTCGATTTGGCTTCGATTGTCAGGAGCTGTGTTCGTGTCGGATGTCCCACCGGGAACGCGCATGGCAAAATTCCACTGGGCATCTTGCACTTGTTCGAGTTCCTCGTCGTATTCGCGCTCGTCAATCAAAACCCACTCGTCCTCGTTGATTTCTTCGCCTTGCTCAACGAGCCATTCTGCGGCGTCGATGTTCAAAGTAATTTCCTCGGACAAGTTGCAGCACGCTTTACGGCTCATCTCGACCTCTACGGGCTTCATAGGCGGCACTTCTTCAACTGAGACAACAGTTGGAGTGCCTGCGGCTCCAAAAATGCTCTCAAGGGCGTCTTTTACAATGCGCTGGTAAGGCTTCACCACTTGCTTGTCGAAGAGCTCCGAGGCAATCTCCAACTCTTGCGTGTTTCCAAGCTGTCCGGCTGTCTTCACGCCAAACATAGCCGAAGACACCACGCGGTGTCCCACCATGATTTTGTCTGACACCTCCGTAGAGAGGAATTGGTATTGCTTATCCGCGTCGGAGAGCGGGAACGGCTCGAAGTCGGGCTTACGTTCGGGAGAGTCCGAGTAGGTTACGATGAACTTACCCGCGTTGGTAGCCCCGGCCAGTTGGCGCTCGATGTCGTTACGAATCTTATGCCGCTCCTCCTGCGCTGGCACTCCGTTCTTGAAGTGGATGGAGAACGAAGGAGCGAGGCCGTTCTTGATATTGTTGATGTGGTACTTTCCAATTTCCTTGTCCAACTCGATGTAATCAATCGAGCCGATGTAGTCGGGCTTGGGGTAGTAGTACGATCCGGGAGAGAAGGGCTTGACGTACAAGATTTGCACGGGGTACTCTAATGAATCCTCGGGGTTGAAAGCACGCACGAGCTCCGGCTCGATTTGTTTGTTCGACCAGTCCTTTGAGTAGTAGTAGAAGTTGACGTTTTCGTCGTTGTCTACCTCAGCCGAGCGGATATTCTCGAAGGGACAATGGCGCACCTTGGCAACCGTCGTGCGGTCGATGCTGTACACGACCTCCAGCGCGAAGCCTCCTTGAATCTTCAGGTCGAGGCACGCCTTCCGGACTTCATCTTGCAACCCCCACTCTTCAATCTTGAGGCGAGCGTCCAACGTGTCGGCCTGCACCCCGTCGCCGTAGATCATATAGGCGATGGAAGTACACAGGGCGTTATGCGTGGCGCTGCTCTTGTAGAGGTCGATGAGGTATTGAGGGAAGAGGTTGTCGTCCCCGTACTGAACGTAGCCCTCGTTGGAGGGTCTCTCCTCATAGGAGCGTTCTTGGTATTCGTTGAGTTTTAGTAAATCCATCACTCGTAATATATAACGTTGTCAGGGATAGAGACGTTAGGAATAGTCCACGCGGGTTCGTCGCTTACCTTGCATGGCCCAATTTCGCACACCCCGACTACACTGGCGTCCGCTGGGTCGAGGTTAGAGTCGGAGTTTTGCCCGTAGATAGTGTAGGTGTAGAGCCCCGATTGAGTCAAAAGGATTTCGCCGTTTACCGGGTCGTCATTATTCGTGGGGAGAGCGGCCTGTGTGTACCTCTCGTTGTCGTATTCAACGTTGAAAATGCACGCAAACTGTTCCTTTGTAGCTTGATTGACCAACACCAAAAGGTATTCTGTAAAAGCGGGCAGGAATTTGCGAGCCTCGAAAGGCGTCACCGTGACGGTGTTGGAGTCGCTGTTTGGAGATAGATGAATCATGCTTCAAAATAAAGGGGAGAGCAACTGCCCTCCCCCTCCTTGTAACGATAACGGCCTAAGGTGGGCCCGATATTTTCAGAACTTACGGAGCAGCCGTGAAGGTCACGTTGGTTTGTCCTGCCTTATCAAAGAAAGGAGCTGCGCTGACCTCTTGAGCTGACAACTCCAACGTGAAGCCGTTCTGGTCGCCTGCTGCGGTGCCCGTCTGTACGGTACCGCCGGAAGCCTCGACGCCGTTTTTGTTGCCCATCACGAAGTAGTTGTCGTTCGTGTCCTGAACGATAACGGCCATGCGGCCTTTGGTGATGTTTGAAATCTCCACGATGTCGGCAGCGTCCAACTTGTTGAACGTAGCAGACAACACTTGGTCGAAGTAGACGGTACCTGCCTCGATGTTTGAAGTGACGGTCTGCGTCAAAGAGCCAGAGCCGCGCGTCATATCGTAGGTGTACACGGTCAAAGCCGCGCTTGCGTCGTCGATTTCACCTGCAACGGGATCGTTCCAGATACCTTCAGACCACTCACCAATGTAGATACGCTTGATTCCTCCGAGAGCATCTTTGCAACCCGTTCCGCGTCCTGCGAGAGTTAGTGTACAAGCCATGTTGTAGGGTTTAGTGAAAGTCGGGGGGAGCCTGTTCTCTCCCCCCTTCTCTCGGGTTCAATTATTAGCTGGAGCGGCGAGCTACTGCGATGGCAGCTTCGTCCACAATCTGACAACCGCCAGAGAACTGCATGATCACACGAGTCACGTCGTCACCCGTCACATCACGCAAGTTCAAGATAGAGGCGTTGATGTGGTCGGTCAAGAGGTCGGTACCGAAGTACAAGTTCTCACGCTGTGCGAAGAGGAACGTGTCGTCAGGCATACCAGCAGGCGTGATGATTTCGTAGCCCTTGTAGTTCTGAGCGAATCCGTCAGCCAAGTAGGTCAGCTCTGCCGTGCCAGCGATGGCCTCGAAGTAGAGTTGCTTCATGGCACGAGACATGAAGAGCTTGGTGTTGGGGTCGCCAGCGATGACAGCAGGAACAGCCAAACCGTTCAAGCGAGCCAAGATGTTGGCTGCGTCGGTAGCACCCGTCAACAAATCCTCTTCGCCGGGAGTGGCGGCGACGATTTTATTCATCAACCCTGCGAAAGAGTTGTACGTTCCCGTCGTTGCTCCGTCGGTTGAGGAGTACTTGCCCTGCCAGATGTTGCGCTCGACAGCCTCGGCGGTCTTAGCAGCAACGTACTGAGCCACGAACGTCGTGAAGTCGGCAGGAGCGGCGGAGTTTTGTCCGCGCATCTGAGCACCTTCCCACGTAGCGCGGAGGTCTTCGTTGCATACCTGCTCGTTAATCTTCAGAGCGTCGACGGCCAAGACAGCCTCGCCCAAAGTCAACTGACCAGCAGCAGGGGTTGAGAACGCGCAGTCGTCGTTGGCTTGGATAGCCACGCCGGAGAACTTCCGGAGAACTGCTTTAGAGTGAACATTTTCACGGACGGTCACATATCCGTTCGCGATGGTGTCGGCAGACAAGACAGCAGCAGACACATAGGGACGTGCCGCTTCTCCGTTGTAAGTACCGACGCCTACTGTGGCGTTTTCGCCAAACTTGTAAAGACTCATTACTTTGAGAATTGATTAAGGAGAGCTGACACGCGCTCCTGAGTTGATAGATTCTTGAGGTCGAGAGGCTCACGCTTCGTCGTTGGGGCTTGATGCTTCAGGCCCGCTTCGGCGGCTTTCTTTTGGATGGCTTCGAGCTCCGCCTTGACAGCGGCAAGTTCGACAGCCACAGGATCCTCTTCTTTTTTTTCTTCTGGAGTGTCGGCTGACATCTCCTCCTTGTCGTCCTTGTTCAGGGCTTCAAAGGCGGCAGCAATCATCTCCTCGACTTCGGCTTTGGTGACGTAGCTGGGTGTCTCCTCAGCTTGCACCTCTTCCGTTTCTTCGGAGGCTTCAACCTCTTCGGTTTCTTCTGAAACTTCTTCGGAAGCCTCTACTTCCTCCACCACCTCTTCGGTAGCTTCGCCAACAGAAGTAACAACACCGCCGTCACCGACTACGATGACACCGCCGTCTGCGAGGGTGTAGTCGCCGGGAGGCAAGGGGATGTTCTCACCCTCGTCGTTGATGATGT